ACAAGAGTATGGTGAAAAATATACTGGTAATTACTGGATAGAAGACAAACCAGAAAATGTTAATTGGGGTATAGACGCAGGTCTCAATGGCATACTTATAGAGCATGGCCACAATCTAGACTACAAAGGTGATGCAACCATAGTAAAAAATTGGCAAGAGATTTATAGTATTATTACTTCACGTAAGAATTATATAAAAAACACTTGACATATCTGTATTATTTGTTATACTATTATACATAGTTAGGAGTAAAGCATGACAGATACACTAGAAAAAACACCCAAAGCAACAGGAACTGCTAAAGACCGTGCGTCTAAAACATTAGTAGATATACCTGAAACTACACTTTCAGATGAAGAAGTAAGGGATAAACTTATTAAAGCCAGAATAGAAATGCTGATGTCAGCACCATTTTTTGGTAACTTAGCAACTAGATTAATTATTAAAGACGCAACTAGTTGGTGTCCAACAGCCGCAACTGACGGCAAATACTTTTATTATAACAAACATTTTGTAGCCGCATTAAGTGATGCAGAATGTGTATTCCTTATGGGACATGAAGTATTACATTGTGTATATGATCATATGGATGCAAATCGTAGAGGAGACAGACACCCTGTACTTTGGAATGTTGCTAATGACTATGTTATTAATGGAGACTTAATTGATGCCAGAGTAGGCGAAGAAATTAAGTTGGTACAAATATGTCATGATTGGAAATACAGAGGCAAAGTTTCTGAAGAAATATATGACGACTTATATAAACAAGCAAAAGAAGATGGCCGTATTATGGAAATGGATTCTTTTGACGTACACTTAGACAGAGAAGAAGGTGATGACGAAGGTTCAGGCTCTGCTAGTAAAGGAAACACAGACGGTGATGAGGACGGTGACGGTCCTGCAAAATATACTGCTGAAGAAAAAGAGCAAATTTCTCAAGAATTTAAAAATGCTACTATGCAGGCCGCCAAGGCGGCTGGTGCCGGTAACTTGCCAGGAGGCGTAAAAAGGTTATTAAATGACCTGCTTAATCCTCAACTTGATTGGAGACAATTACTTGCTATGCAAATCCAAAGTGTAATGAGAAGTGATTACACAATGGCAACTCCTAGCAGAAAAGGTCTTAACGAAGGTTACTACTTGCCAGGACTTGATAGAGAAACAACAATTGATATTGTTGCCGCTCTTGATATGTCAGGTAGTATTTTTGATGATATGGCAAGAGACTTTTTAAGTGAATTAAAAGGTATAATGGATCAGTACACAGACTTTAAAATCCACTTACTATGTTTTGACACAGAAGTTTACAATCCAAAAGTATTCACACAAAATGATATGGGCGAGTTTATGGAATATGAACTCAACGGAGGCGGTGGTACCGACTTTGATTGTGTGTTTAATTGGATGAAAGAAGAAGGAGTACAACCTAAGAAATTGGTTATGTTTACTGACGGCTACCCTTACGGAAGTTGGGGAGATGAAGGTTACTGTGACTCCTTGTTTATAGTTCATGGTGGATATGGCGACAGAATTCCAGAAGCACCTTTTGGTATTACTGTACCCTATAAAAGAGATCAAGAATGATTGTATGGGTCTTTGGCGTTAGCTCAGACTTTGGACAAGTCATGCTGTCTGAGTTTGAGCAACATGCTACTGAAGTTCATGCCTTTGGTAGAAGTAATGTTAATTACAAAGACCCTAAATCATTTATAGATTCTAAGGCAAGCGAATTAGAAATACCTGATACTGTGGTGTTTAATATTAATGTAGGTGTGCCTTTTGAAATGAATCGCCCTATCCACACCCAAGATGTAGACACTCAAAAATTAATATTTGGAGAATGGTTTCATAACAGTTTAGACACAAACTTCTTTAAAGTCTATTTGTTTGATTGGTTAATTAATAATGGGTTTAAAGGACAGATATGTCATATAACAAGCCAAGTTGCTAGAGACCAGTATCCTGAACTTAAAGATCTATTACAGTACAAAATGCTAAGATCTTTAGATTATCAGATAATACAAACACAGAAACAATATGGTATTAATGCATATGGAATGTGTCCTGCCCATATACAAGATAGTACTGAATGGCCTAAGTATATGGCAAACCTTATACTAGATCAGGATAAAGAAACATCTTGGTTATATGGAGTTATAAAAGATGATGGTGTGATGGGATATATAAGTTATCCTTCGGAAGGACTATATGATTAAAAGGACCACTTGTTTAACAGACCAGGATTGGCAAAACTTACATGGCAACGATCTATATATAAGTATGTTGCGAAACAAAGTAAAATGTGAAGTAAAAAAGGATTCCGCAGATACAGATGTATTTGATTATATTAAAGAAGTACCGGAATTTTTAGTATACTATACAGCAGAAAATGTTTATGGGTGGATTACATTGTATGTATATTTTGAAAGCCCTACAGACATGGAAAATTTTATTCATTTTTATAATTCAAACAATGGTATTAAGAAAATAGAAAATTCCTAACCGTTTTTTCCATTTTTTAAAATCATATAAAATAAATATTACTATAAATTAACAGGAGTTTATAATGGCTGAAAAGCAAATTTCAAATGAAGAGGCAGTATCAGAAGAGCAAGTTGCTGTAGATGGTGCCCCAGAAGGACAAGTCCCAGAAAGTATTGGTTTACAAGACTTACAATTATTAGCACAAATTGTTGATCTAGCATCACAAAGAGGTGCCTTTAGAGGTAATGAACTTACGCAAGTAGGTACAGTATTTGATAAACTAAATGCATTTTTAGGATATGTAGCAGAGCAACAAGCCCAGGCGGCTGAAGCTCAGGCAGAATCAGGTGAGGGCGAAGAAGCACCAGAACCTGAAGCAACAAACGGAGAATAATATGGCAGATATAATGAAACATGTAGGAGCATATGGAGACAGACCTTGTGTTGTAGTCTTTAGAGAAGTTCCAAACGAGCCTGAAAATTGTCTAATAGTTGAATCAAGTGCTTTACCAGATAACAAACATGACGACTTAATGAACGTTGTTGCTAGTTTAGAAGGACAAGAAGCAAATGATATTTCAGAAGTTCTTGCAAGACGTCAATTTAGTGACGGTGCTAACATGCTGAATGATTTACACTTTAGTAAAAAACTACAAAAAGTAGCAACAGATATGGTGTTCTTAACTCCTGTACCAAATCAGCGAATTCCCTTATCTGAAGTGAATGTAGAAATCAACAAATTAGATGCTGGATCTAATCCTCCACTTAATACGGAGATAGATTCATCAACTTTGGCAACACCTAATCCTGTAGAACCAGTAGCAGATGTCAGTGCGGCAGAAGGCATATTGATACAAGCAGAATTAATGGAACAAGATGCTAAGAGTATGTTGGCAGAAGCAGAAAGCAAAAGGGCAGAAGCATACAAATTAGATCCTAGTTTAAAGCCAAGTAAAAAAGCCAAGAAGTAATGCCTGATAAGAGCACCAAAATTGTGCTCCTAGGTAAACGTACTAAAGAGGGCGAAAATCTTAATCATTTAATTAAAGGTATTCTCCCTCAATTCTTACCTAACGATTTTATATATGAGATGTCATTTACATATAATGACGATCATACTTTAAAGATAGAAAGAGAAAACTATCCAGAAACTGTAAATCTAAAAAATCCCCAAGAATTAGTTCAACATATTCATTATAAATATCCAGAAAGTTTAGACGTAATAGAAATAATATTAAACTTGGATAATATAAAAGGATTTTTAGAAGGAAAATCATCAGAGATTTTAGGTAAAATTTTTGATGAATAATTTATAAAATAAATCCGCATATACCTTTTTAAACTCTTGACATATTTGTAATATTTGCTATAATATTGACATAGTTAGGTAAGTAAGGAGAAGAGAAGAATGTTCCCAACTAAAGAAGTATTATCAGTAAGTGCCGCGGCACACAGAATAAACGAAGGTTTTATCAAAAAAGACCAAGTTCGTTTCGACGAAAAACATAAAAATAAAACTTGTAACAGTGATTTGTTATACAATCATTTCTACAGAGAAAATGAAAAGTTACAGGTACTTGAAAAAGATACTGATCTAGCAGAAATTATTATTGATTATCTTAAGGGTCTTAGTTTTAAAGCAATTGAAAGAGAACTTACAGATTTTGAAAAAAATGTACTTAAACTTGTTAGTGGAGAAAATATTGAAAAAGAAAAAATTGGTATTGCGGCAAGTTTACCTAAAGTTTATCTAAATAAATTGGAACAGGATTCCTGGACTGACAGAGAAAATATTTTGTCTGCTACAAGCAAAGCTCAAGGAACACTTCATGAAAGAGGTACATTTGATGTTGTTATTGAATTTTGTAGATACATTCCAAGAACCATGAGTTACTTGATTACTACTAGTATTGATGATAAACATATACTAAAATTCTTTCATGATAAAAATATTAAAGTAGGTAGTAATATCAAAATAGATGGTTATGTAAAAAGCCAGGGTAGAGGCAGATACCATAATGGACAAGAAACTATCATCAATAGAATTAAGGTTCACGAAGACGTATGAGTAGATTAGTTACTATAGGATGTAGCCTTACAGAGTATGCTTACCCAACTTGGGCTGATATGGTTGGAACACATTTTGATGAATATTATAATCTAGGAAATCCTGGCTGTGGGCATAATTACATGCTAAACATCTTCACAGAAGCAGATTTGATATTAAAATTAGGAAAGGGAGATACTGTTATTGTAATGTCTACATCAATGACTAGGAGTGATGTTTTTCTTCCTCAAAAACTTCCAGGCAAAGAAGATTATTGGGGATGGCAAGGTTCTGGAAATGTTTGGCATAAATTTAAAGACGATCCTACATTTTTAAAACGGCATTATAGTAATACTTATGCTGTAATGCAAACACTTTCATCGTTAAAGTCTATAAAAGATATTTGTAATTATAAAAATATTAATTTTATATTATTAAAAGGATTTTCAACTGAACCAATTTTATCTGAACAGTTCGAAACTATAAATTTAGAATTTTTTAAAAATCGAATAGATAATCTTTTCGAAAAAAACTATGCTAAAAGTTTTTATGAAAGATTTACAAATGAAGATGATATTTTATATGGCTATGAATATGACGACACAGAACAAATAGACCATCATCCTACAATTACACAGCATAATTCTTTTTTAAAAGATGTATTACCTCAATATGCTATTTCAGATGAATACGTTCTTATGCTTGAAAAACGATTAGATTTATCTAGTCAAGAAAACAATAGGAATCTTAAAATATTTGAAAAAATGAGAGGTAAAAAATTAGGTAGTTTAATTACTAGAGATTTTAGTAATTATAATATGAAAAATTTTATATACTCTGATTAGCAATTAGCCATTCACTTTCGGTTTTAAACCAGTCTGTATTTACTAAATGATTAAAATTAAATTTTAAATCTTCTTCTAGACTTTTATAAAATTCAATATTACATCCTAGATTATTATAGTGATTTACTGCCTGTTCTAAACTCGTTAAAAATTCCCTTACGTCTGTTCCTGCATATCGATGATCGTTATTATTTAAAAATAGATGTTCAAAAGTTTTAAATCCTAAGTCTCTTAAAAACTCATGATTGCGTCTGTGTCCAATTACTAAGAATGGCAAATGATTTAATATAGGCCATAATATTTTTTCAGACAAAATACTAATATCTTTATCAAAAATGTTCATATCGTGAGTTTCAGCAACTAACTCATAATAAACTTCTCTACGTTGTTGGTTTATTATGTGATTTAGTCTTTGATTATCCGTATCGTCTAAATGCATTTTATAAGGAAAATTTCTTAAAAAGGTAGTTATTTTATCTTTTTCTTCTGGTACATTACTAACATTACAAATTAGCTCTATTCGTTCTTTCAACTCATCCTTTGTTAATTCCTGGCCTATATCTATTCCTAAAAATGTAAACACACCGTTATCTAAATACGGTGTTAATTTTAATGCTGACAAACATCTTATATCTCTTAAAAGTCTATTCAAGAATATAAAGGTTTTTGATTTTATGTTTTCATATTTTATATGATCTTCAAATTTAACTAATGAGTTATAATGTGAATCATCTTGATCTAAATAAAATTTTCCCTGATTTAAAAATTCTGTACTAAAAATATCAAATATTTTTCTTTGATTTAAATTATGTGGTTGTCGGTGAACTTTTGATATGCCGTGTATAGCAATATTATTTGTATTTAATCCTTTAGATGACAGTAATGTATCTAATGACATTATTTTATGATCTAATCTATTTAAGTTATTTTGTCCTACATCTATATAGTCATGTGTATGTTCTAACGGTTGGCTTAATAAAATTGGAATATTATGTTGTTTTAAAATATTTATAGTATCTTGTGTTAAAAATCTTGCCCATATTGTATTAAATCTGTCTATAGTGTGCGGCATAGTAACCAGATAATATGCTGGATATGAGGCATCATATTCTTGTATAGTTATATTTTTGTAATGTTCTGTCTTAAATCTTTTGTTCCAGGCATTATGGTTTCTATCTTTCCATTCTATATTATAATCTCCTGAATGCTGGATTGCTAAATCTTGCACAAGATCATTGATGCATAGGAAATCATTAGGTCCTTTCTTTTCTGTAATTATTTGTATCATCATTTATATTTATTACCAGATAAATAGTAATACACAGTTAAAAGGAGTAGCATATAATGGCGGACATAGAGAAAAGAACTGTACAGATAGAACTAGAAGTAGATACAAAAACAGTAGATAGCAGTAAAAATCCATATCAAAAATGGATAGATTTAGCAAAAGCCGTAGACGCATGGAGAATATTTCCCAGAGCATTTTTAAGTGTTTACATATTTTTGCTATATTATTCCACAATCTGGTTTATGGGACTTGAAAATCCAAGTCTTGAACAGAGTGGTTTGATAAGTATTATTGTTGGTGCTGGTGCGGCCTGGTTTGGTTTGTACGCAGGAACAAGTAAAAATAAAAACAGTGATTAAAAAAATTTTAAAATGGCACAAAGATTTTACTACTAAAATGGTAGCCAAGTTGCCTTCAGAATATGTGGCTTTATGGATAGCCTGGTTTGAGGGTCTTGTATTAGGTGGTATAATTGTTTGGGCAATAATGAGATAATATGTTTGTAAAACACTTTGTAAGAATGTTGACACGAGAAGAACTTTCTGATCAGGAAGTAATAGTGTATTATGATATTGTTCAAAGTATTGTGGAAACAAAATTACTTACTGCATATGACGAGAAAAAATCTAAAGTTGGTGTGGAAGTAATGGCATACACTTCAGAAGATTCAGAAGGTGATATGTGGATATATGAAATTGTATTACAAGAGCATATAGACTCAGATGAAGGAGATGCTATCTCAGAAATGCTATTTGATGAATTTGACGATATTCAATTTACATTTGAAGCATCTATAGAGGTATAACATATGGCATATAATCATCCATCAACAGGAACAGGTGCAAACTGGCAATTAAACAATATGCATACTGCAATGGATCGCAACAGCACTGGCGAGCCAGTTCTTCGCACAGTGGGTGGTTCATTGGATTACAGCATCAGTATATCAAGCGGTAATTTAGAAGGTGTTGCATACATTGAAAAGTTTGGCATGAACGAAGATGTAGACGGCAACAAAGAAACCATATGGGACGGCGGCGCACTTTACGATTATTTGACTGCACCCGAAACTGTGAGTGTGACCAGCAGTAGCGGTAACGACAGTGCATCTGGCACAGGTGCCAGAACCGTTCAAGTACAAGGTTTGGATGCTGACTATAACGTGGTAACAGAGAGTGTTACTGTGGGTGGCCCAGCAGGGTCACAGCAATTCCTACGTGTGTTTCGTGTGCTAGTTGTAACATCTGGAACACTTGGTACTAATGCTGGTGTTATCAGTGTTACCAGTACAGGAACTGCCAAAACACTTGCAAAAATTGTTGTGTCAGGCGGCAGTGGTTTAGGGCAAACATTTATGGCATTGTACACAGTTCCTGCAGGTAAAACAGCATATCTCACACAATGGACTGTTGGCTCTGGCAAGCAGAATACAGATGCTATCTGTTTCCTAGCATGTAGACCGTTGGGTGGCAGTTGGAACAGCAAGGACGTGATCACAGTCAGTGCTACCACATCATTTAAAAACTACACTATACCGATGATGTTTGAAGAAAAAGCAGACATTGAGATTAGAGGATACTCATCTACTAACAACAGTTTAGTCAGTAGCACATTTAATCTTGTTCTCATCGACAACTAATGATTGTAACAGTTCATTATCTAGACAACGAATTCGTTGCTTTTGACGAAAATGGAAATAGCATAAAAAATAGAGCAATACTAGAACAAATTTCGTTCGAGCCATTCCCAGGCTATAAAGGTGTTATACACTTAAAAATTCCGGACCAACCAACCCAAGAGATTGTACCAGTCGATATTAAAATAAATCTATTGACATAGCCAGAATTTCTGTTATACTAATATTCATTTAATTAAATATTATTATATAAGGAATAAATATGTCGTTCAATAAAGTATTCAATCAAGAAGAAGTCGCAAGGCTTAAAAAATTAATCCAGGAAGGAGATCAAGTCCTTCATGAAGTCGATGCTCTTAGCACAGGACTCAGAGAAACAGTTAAAGCAATAGCAGAAGAGATGGACATTAAACCATCTATCCTGATGAAAGCAGTTAAAGTAGCCCACAAAGCCAAGTTTACAGATGAACGTGATAACTTTGATGAGCTAGAAACAATTTTAGAAGTTGTTGGAAAAACACTTTAGTTGTTGACTAATAATTGAAAACCGTTATAATAAAGTTTTACAGGTAAATTATCTATGAGTTATGTAGACGCATTTTATGAGCAGTCTAAGGATATCGTAACCGTCATTGAAAGAGTTAATGGCGAACGTATCATTAAAGAACTTAAACCTGTACACAATTTTTATTATAAAGATCCTAAAGGTAAATCCACAAGTATATATGGCGATCCTGTAACAGAGGTACGTTGTGCTAATATAAAAGATTTTAAAAAGAATGTTGGTATAAACAAACATAATGGCTTATATGAGAGTGATATAAGACCTCTTAATAAAACACTCGCAGAGCATTATACAAATGGACAAGCACCTAAATTACAAACAGCATTTATAGATATTGAGGCAGACTTTGATCCTGCTAGAGGATATAGTAGCCCTCAAGACCCATATTCAATAATAACAGCAATAGGTGTTTATTTAGACTGGATGGACAGCATGATATGTTTGGCTGTGCCTCCTAAAAGAATATCTTTTGAGCAGGCAAAAGAAATGACAAAGCACATGCCTGAGGTTATCTTGTACAAAACAGAAAAAGAAATGCTAGATGCATTTTTAACAGTTATAGATGATGCAGATATTATAAGTGGTTGGAATAGTGAGGGTTATGATATACCTTACATTGTAAACCGTATTATAAGAGTTATGGGTAAAGCAGAAACTAGAAGGCTTTGCTTGTTAAAAAAATTACCAAAAGAAAGAAAGTTTGAACAATATGGCAGAGAAATTACCAGTTACGACCTAGTTGGTCGGGTTCATCTAGACTATCTTAACTTATATAGAAAATACAATTATGAAGAACGACATAGTTATAGGCTAGACTTTATAGGTGAGATGGAAGTAGGCGAGACTAAAGTTCCTTATGAAGGTAGTCTAGATAGACTTTATAACCATGACTTTGAAAAGTTTTTAGAATATAATATACAAGACGTTATGCTGTTGGCTAAAATGGATAAGAAGTTACAATTTATAGATTTAGCAAACATTATTGCACATGAAAATACAATATTATTACCTCAAACAATGGGTGCTGTAGCAACAACAGAACAAGCAATTATTAATGAAGCACACAGAAGAGATTTTGTAGTGCCTGATAGGCCTAAAGCATCTGACAGAGACCAGGCGGCTGGTGCCTTTGTGGCAACTCCTAAGAAAGGATATCATGAATGGGTAGGCAGTATGGACTTAAACAGTCTGTATCCTAGTGTATTTAGAGCATTGAATATGGCACCTGAAACTATTGTTGGGCAGTTGCGTTTAGATTATACAGAAGAAACAATAAACAATGCTATGCGATTAGAAAAGAAATCATTTAGTGATGCATGGCATGGAAAGTTTGGTACTGATGAGTTTGAGTTTGTTAGGGATAAAGATGTAGACCATATAATGCATTTAGATATGGAAGATGGTGCTAGTATTGAGGTAACTGGTGCTGATGTTCATACTTTAGTATTTAACAGCGGCCAGCCTTGGAACATAAGTGCTAATGGTACTATTTTTAAAACAGACTTCCAGGGTATTGTTCCTGGACTATTAGAACGTTGGTATGCAGAAAGACAAGAAATGCAGAAGAAGAAAAAGGAGGCAACGGATTCTGAGGAGATAGCATTTTGGGATAAAAGACAGTTGGTTAAAAAGATTCAGTTAAACAGTTTGTATGGTGCTATACTTAATCCAGGTTGTAGATTTTATGATAAACGTATAGGTCAGAGTACAACATTAACAGGCAGAAGTATTACTAGACATATGGGAGCTCAAACTAATCTCATGTTTACTGGAGAGTATGATCATGAAGGAGACACAATAATTTATGGAGATACTGACTCTGTATATTTTACTGCCGTTCCAGCCTTGCCAGAAGGAGAGGAGTTAAACATGGATAGTGCTATTGCATTATATGATCATGTTTCAGATAAAGTAAGTGAAACTTTCCCACAGTATCTAAAAGACACATTTAATGTGCCGTTAGAAACAGGACAGGTAATGAAAGCAGGTAGAGAAGTTGTTGGAAGATCTGGTTTGTTTCTAACCAAGAAGAGATATGCAATATTTTGTTTAGATATAGAAGGTTATCAACCTGAAGGCGGTAAACTTAAAGCAATGGGTTTAGAGATTAAACGTAGTGATACTCCTGAATTTATTCAAGACTTTTTAGAAGAAACTTTGGTAGACTGTTTACAAGGCATGGGCGAAGATCATGCTATACAAAAAATTAAAGATTTTAAGGAATACTTTAAAGGTTTAGAGCCTTGGAAGAAAGGTATGCCTAAACGTGCAAACAATGTTACTATGTACACCGCCAAACTAATGGCTAAGGCTAAAGTGCCTGAAAATTACAGACTACACAAACTAGATGCTGTTAAAAATGAAGGGCAAAGTAACATGGTTCCAGGGCATGTAAGAGCAAGTATAAACTGGAATAACTTAAGACAAGCAAACAGCGACAACTACAGCCTTCCTATAACTGATGGTATGAAAGTGGTTGTTTGTAAATTAAAGAACAATCCCATGGGATATACGAGCGTCGCATATCCTACAGATGAACTGAACTTACCACAATGGTTTAAAGAGTTGCCTTTTGATGAAGAAGCAATGGAAGAAAGTGTTGTGGATAAAAAAGTAGAAAATGTATTAGGTCCATTTGGATACGATTTAAGTAGGACTACAGAAAGTGAGACACTTTCTACATTTTTTGAATTTTGATCTAAAAAAACTGGTAAAAATATGTTGACAGATCTAAATAATAAGTGTATAATAGCAATATATTCTTGGAGATAAAATATGGCAATTAAAGATGTATTTAAAGATGTTCTAAAACACACACATGGTTTAGGTATTTTTGATATGGTTAAGGTTACTGGAACATTAGATAAAACAGAAATTGAAACTGTTGATGCTGATAAAACTGTAATTTTTAAAGGAGAAACAATTAATCCAGTACCTGAGTTTGTTGACTCGACTGTAGGTTTGAGCAGAATGCAAGTGCTACAAGGTTACTTACAATATCCTGGATTTGATGACGAAAATGCAAAACAGGAAGTTGTTATGCAGGAAAGGAATGGAGAAAATATTCCTGTAGAAATTAAATTTACTGCGTCAGACGGAAACGATGCACACTATAGATTTATGTTAGCAGATGTAGTAAATCAGCAACTTAAAGCAATTAAATTTAAAGGTGCTGATTTCGATGTAAACATAGTTCCTACACAAAAGAACTTAAAAGATTTAGGCTACTTTAATAGTGTGTTAGGCGGTTTTGAGGCAAACTTTAGTCCTAAAACTGATGGCACTAGTTTATGGTTTCATATTGGTGATGGCGTTAGTGACAGAACTAAAATTTTAATTAGTAATGAAATTGACGGTAGTATTACTAAAGATTGGAGATGGCCACTTGATATTGTACTTAAAATTTTAAGATTAAGTGATTCAGGTAATTGTGTAATGAGCATTAATGATCAAGGCCTTTTACAAATTATTGTAGATAGTGGTATTGGAAAATACACATACCTACTTCCAGCAAGAAGTTAAATGGACGAAAGTAAAATAGAAAAATATTACAAATTAAGTATTGCAACTATATTAATTGCATTCTTTTTATTTTTAGGCTTTCCAGTGAGTGCTAAAGGTAGTGCTAGTTTAGGAGGAACCTTTGTAAATAGTGACTCCGCTACTGCTACTGGAAGTTTCAATTATCAGTGGGAACAGAAAAACTGGCAACAAACATTTGAAAGTGATTACCAGTTTAAAGAAGAAGATAACAAAGAAACAATGAACGAATTGTTCCTTAATACTAAAGCAAATTATACTTTTACTCCAAAACACTATGTATTTGGTGTTGCTCAATATGATTACGATAAGTTTAGATCAGATGGAGATAGAAAAGTTTTAGGTTTTGGATATGGATATAAACTACTTAGAACTGAAAGAGTTAAAGCAAGTAATGAATTTTCAATAGCACAACTGAATACTGATACTATAAGTGAAATGATTTACAGGAACAGTTTATGGTTTCTTTTCGGTATTACTGATACTATAAATTTTACAAATAAATTTTTATATGAAGAAGGTAGTGATAGTAAAGTTTTTATCAGAAACGAAACTGCCTTAAACTATAATTTTAGCAATGGGATTATTTTTAGTTTAAAAAATACTTACACAGAAGATCCTATAGATAATAATGTTTTAAGTTTTTCAATAGGTAAAAAATGGTAGAACAAAACGAATTAGAAATAGAAAGTGGTTGGTCAGACGAAGAACGAAAGGCTTGGTTAGACAAAAAAGCCAGGCCTGATGGATTTATTTTTGATGAAATAAAAAAAGAACAACAGGAAAATAAAAAGGAAAATTAATGTACGATTTAGGAAAAACACAAAAAGATTATGCAATTTATTTGCCTGCTATTAGTAGTTTCTATGTAAAGCAGTTAGACAAACTTCAGAAAGAAGGAGCACCAAGAGTGCCTGAAGGTCTAGAATTAGGTCATGAAGGCATGGATTTCTTAAAAGATAAAGATACTTATTGGCATTATCCTTGGGGATTATATTCAGCCGGTCATGCTCAGTTAGATTTAAATAAATTAGACACTGAGCCTATGATAACTGACAGAGACAGAAATAAAACACTTATACTTGGTGACTCAGGTGGTTTCCAGATTGCTACAGGTGTTATTAAAATGGATTGGGCTAATGCAATTAATCCTAATGATCCTGAAAGAGAAAAACTTGTAGAAAAAATTCTTAAATGGGAAGAAGAACAATGTGATTGGGCAATGACTTTAGACGTTCCTCCTTTTGCGGCTTTCCCTCCTTTTAATAAGAAAACAGGATTAGAAACTTTTGAACAAACAATGCAGATCAGTTTATATAACTTAGACTACTATATGAAGAACAGAACACCAGGCAAGTGTAAGTTTTTAAATGTTATGAGTGGTGTAGATGAACCTACTTGTGAAGAGTGGTATGAAAAAGTAAAACATTTTAGTGATCCTAAATTTTGCCAAGAAGCATATGGTAATAGTGAACTTGCATTGGAAGGATATGCATTTGCTGACTTACAAAAACGTAATATGAGAATGGCACTAAGACGTATCCTTAAATTAAGAGAAGATGGATTACTAGAAGGCAAAGGCTGGATACATTTCTTGGGTACAGGTAAACTTGACTGGGCATGTTATTTAACTAGCATACAAAGAATGTTAAGAAAACATGATAGTCCAGAAATATGTTTGAGTATGGATGCCGCAAGTCCATTTGTTAATAGTGCATATGGTAGTACATATACCCATAACAGTTTCCATCCTAAAAAGTTCAGTTACTTAATGGATAGGGCAATAGATAATCAGGCACTTAAAGGATCTAAGTTACCTATGCCTTTTGCACACTCTCCTATAATGAGCAGACTAACTGCTGGAGATATTTGTGCAATGGCAGAAGGAGACTTAGACAGAAACGGTAAAGCAAAAGGTCCAGACAGTACAAGTTGGGACACACAAAGTTACTTATATTATATGGGACATAGTGTCTACAATCATATTACTGCGGTACAAGAAGCAAACAGACTAGCAGATGTAGAAAGATTTAGAGCTAATATTCATTATACTGATTACATTAATGATAAAAAGTCAGGTAAGAGTAATGAATTTAGTCCTTATGTTCCTGCAAAAGCATTATACTTTGACAGTTTCTGTCAGGAAGTATTAGACCCTGCTTGTCCTAATCCATATGAATTAATAGAAGAAAATATTAAACTGTTAGATGAGATGAGTTTTGGTGCTAAAACTAATGCAGGATTTGGTGCATTTTTTGAAGAAGAAGAGTTTGACCAAGACGATGATGTAAATGCAATGACACACGAAATAATGTCAGGAGATTTTGAGGCATGATATTTTCGGTTGGTAAAGAAATAGATAGAACTATTTGCAAAGGCAAAGAAACTTTGTTTGTTTCTGGTTGGCAACCTAAAGAAGAAATATTAGCAAGAGCTCTTAATCAAAAAATAAATTATATACATTTTACAGATTTTAATCCTGTATTAGGAAAACAGTTTAACTTATGGGAAAAATTAATTAAAGATTTGTTAAAAGTAAAAGATTTAGTTGTATCATTAGAATTTGAACCAAAGTATTGCAGAGATATAATTGAAATGAAATTTAATGAAAAAGAAAATTTTGTGCCTATTATATGCTTTTGTATTCCAGATGCAGAAAAATTTAATATTAATTCCAGTTTTAAAATAACAGATAAATGGTTTGCAGGTAGTAATGAAGGTATGTGGACCGCCCCTTTAACTAATTTGTTTAAAAAATCATATTTAAATAGTTGGCACAAATATATGGGAAGAACAGAAATACTATGAAATTTAACTTGACAGGAACCGACAAACATAATATAATATCAACATTAGAGTTTGATGCTGACTTATCTGAACAGGAAGATTTAGAAATAGCACTTATAAAAATTTTAATATTTTTAGAAAAACATGGTGCTGATTTTCCCGATGAGTTTCAAGACTTTATTGAGGAATATTTAGATGAAGAATAAACAGCAAAAAAATAAATTTGTGCAAGACCTTTTAAAAGGTGTTACTGTAAATGAAGAAGGTGAAGAAGTACAAGAAGAACTTCCTACTGATTTTGAATCATATGAAGAGGCAGTTAAATTTGCATTAAACAAAGCAAAAAATTTTAAACCTAAAGCAGATGGAAATAATTAAAAAGGATAATGATAGTAATTAAAGAACATAGTCCATATGGACATGTAGTTTTGAAGGAAAGACCTTTAGAATTTAACAACGAAGGTAAGACTTCAAAAAGAGGAAAATAGAATGGCGACAGGAAAAGTAAAATGGTTTGATTCAAGTAAAGGATTTGGATTTATAGCACCAGACGATGGCAGTAAAGATGTGTTTGCACATCATACAGCAATAGCAGGTGATGGATATAAGTCTTTACAAGAAGATCAAGCAGTTACATATGACGTTACTGAAGGTGCGAAAGGACCACAGGCAAGTAACATAGTATAAGGAGAATTGTATGAGAAGTATTTGGGTAACATTTAGTAAAGAAGGTATACATAAGTATCCTGCGGCATTAGAAGATCCTAAGTTGGCAACTGGTGACGAATACGACGTATCCTTTTTAGGATACCCTCATAGACATATTTTTCACTTTAAGGTATGGATAGAAATATACCATGCTGATAGAGAAATAGAATTTATACAGTTTAAAAGATGGTTGGAAAAATTATATGGCGAAAGTATTATCCAACTAGATTTTAAATCGTGTGAAATGATTGCTGATGACTTGGCTGAGCAAATTAAAGCGAAATATCCAGGTCGTTGGCTTAAAATATCCGTAGCCGAAGATAATGAAAACGGTTGCGAAATGGAATATCCAATAGAAGGAGAAAAATAATGGAAAATCATTTAAAACTAAAAGCACTATTTGAAGAATATCAAATGGAACAAGAAAAATTTGAGATTAACGGTGTTAAGGCATCAGCCGCTAGAGCAAGAAAGGCTCTCATGGAAATTTCAAAACTTTGTAAAGTTAGAAGAACTGAAATCCAAGACAAAAAGAACTCTATGTAATTATGACTGAAGAGAAGAAGAAGCCTTTAATTAAAATTAGCAAAGAGCAGGCAGATAAAAATAACGACTATGCTCAAAGTCTAGACGATGAAATTACTCACGTTGTAGACTATGGAGGAGTCAACGGCTTAGGAGAGGAAGACAAAGAAGATGAGTAAAATAATTTATATACCTTTAGAACACATTGATGGTAGATATACTGTTCATATGGACAGAGATATTGAAAATTACCTTAATGAACAGAATATTGAGTATGTAAAAGTTATGCCCACTTACGAAACTCCTCCACTTCCTGAAGGACAATTTTTAAATGCCGCCTTTACTAGCAAATTTAAATCTTTACAAATGGCAGAAATATCTGCTATGTTTGAAAGAGGAGAAATTGCTGATGGCGACAGATTCTTTTTTAGTGATATTTGGTTTCCTGGTATTGAGAATATTGCCTATATGAAATACTTCAATAAAATTGATGTAAAGATTACAGGCATTATTCATGCAGGAAGTTTTACAGACACAGATTTTGTTCGCGATATGGAACGTTGGGCAAAGAATTTTGAAGACATTATATTTGATATAAGTGATACAATTTTTTGTGCAAGTGAATTTATCAGACAAGATATTGTTAAAAAACGTATCGTGAGCCCTGACAAGTTAGTTGTTACAGGATTACCTGTAGACTACACAGGGCTCGATTCACACAAAGGCCAACAAAAAGAAAACATTGTTATCTTTAATGGCAGAATTTGTGATGAAAAACAACCTTGGTTGTTTGATGAATTAGCAAAACAAGTTTCTGAAAGAGTTGATGTTCCTGTTAGATTTGTGAAGACACAGGAAGAAAACTTATCTAAGGAGGAGTATTATGCTCTACTTGGTAAAAGTAAGGCTATAGTAAGTTATGCCTTACAGGAAAACTTCGGTTTCGGTGTTGCTGAAGCCGTGTATTTAGGTTGTACACCTGTACTGCCTAATAGGTTAGTGTATCCTGAACTATATCCTGACTTTAAACTGTTTGACAGATTTGAAGAAAGTGTGGATATGGTTGTAGAGGCTATTACTAACTTTAATTTTAATGGAGTTTCTGCTTGTGATTCACAGCAAGTACTTGACTCCTGGTTTAGTGAGAAAAGATGAATAATGAAGATAAAACTATACTAGTAACCGGCGGAAGTGGGTTTATTGGTAGTGTTACCTGTAAACTACTAGTAGAGTCAGGTTTTAATGTAATTAATATTGACAGAGTAAAACGTCAGTTAGACGGTGTTACTCAGTATCCTTTTGATATTGATAACCATCAATTAAAAGGTGTTATAGAACTTACAAAACCCGATGCTGTTATTCATTTGGCGGCTGACCATAGTGTACCTGAGAGTTTAGTAAATCCAGCATCTACATATAATAATAATGTTGCAAATACTATATCTCTTTTAGATCATTCTATTAATGCAGGAGTAAAACATTTTGTGTTTAGTAGTTCAAGTTCTGTTTATGGAGACTCAGATAGTCTTCTTAATACTGAGAGCGACGAAACTAATCCTAAAACTCCTTATGGTAGAAGTAAATTAATGATAGAAAATGTATTAAAAGATTTTTCAGAAGCATACGATTTTAATTTTGCTAGTTTAAGATATTTTAATGCGGCAGGTAGTTATGAAGGTTTGGGATATCAATTAAATCCTAAACAACATTTAATTCCTATTTTAGTAGAAAAGGTTCTTAATGGAGAAACATTTACTATAAATGGAGATGATTATGATACGCCAGATGGAACATGTATTAGAGATTACACTCATGTTTTTGATATAGCGGTTGCACACATATCAGCATTACATTACTTAATGGATGGTGGCGACAGCAATATATTTAACATTGGTGGCGGCTCTGGTTCTAGTATTAAACAAGTTATTGCAGAAGTAGAAAAGCAATCAAATAAAACAGTGAATGTGGAAGTTGGTCCAAAAAGAGAAGGCGATGCTGAAAGAACAGACGCCAACATAGCCAAAGCATTTGAAATGACTGGTTGGGAACCACAATATTCACTGGAAGATATTGTAAAAGACGAAATTGCTTATCAAGATAAAAAATAGTTTGACAATAACATAAAACCTGCTATACTATACATATGGAAAAATTATATTACTCTAACGATGATCTGCGTAATGATCTTAGTGAAATAACAAGACAAATCCATATCAGCGACTTTAAGCCTGATGTAGTAATTGGACCTGGTAGAGGAGCCTATGTAATGGGCGTAATGCTGAGTCACTACTTTGAAGTTCCTTTCCATGGCTTTGAATGGCAAACTAGAGATCATGAAATGATCAAGGAATCCACTAGGTTGGAAACAATTTTGTCTAAATACAGTAGTGATGATATTTTACTTGTTGATGACATAAATGATTCAGGACATACTTTAAATGGTATTAAAGGTGTCGTTGACTTATGGGACTCACAAGAAAATAATAACCTTTTGGCATTGCATGAAGGCATAAAGTATGCTACACTATTTGATAAAGAGAGTAGTGCATTTGAGCATGTAAGTTTTACAGGTAATGTAGTTACTCCAGAAGAAGAAAAATGGATTGTATTTCCTTATGAGGAGTGGTGGAAGTGAGTACGGTACAAAGTCTAACAAATCATTTAAAACATTTGGAAGACATGCACCGAGAACTAGATAAAAAGATTACAAGGCATTGGGAACATCATGATAGTGATGATAAAGTTAGGCAGGAAAAGTTTGAGAAACTTGCTCTTAAAAGAGAAATTGAAGAGCTAAAAATTAAAATCGAGGAAATAAAGCAGAATGGAGACGAGTAAAAAGATAAAGCAAAGATTAGTTGAAGCCGGTAAAAGGCATTGGGCTGGAGACAATATTGCTGACTTTATCCAAGAGGGAGAAAAACAACAATTAATTGACGAACTTGCAGTTAAGTTTGAAGATGTATTACAAGGCTTAGTAATTGATACTGAGAATGACCCTAACAGTAATGACACTGGTAGACGTCTTGCTAAAATGTATATTAATGAACTAATGGCTGGTAGGTATGAAGTAATGCCTAAAGCCACAGCATTTCCTAACGATACAGATGAGAGATATGAGGGTATGTTGGTTGTTAGATGTGAGCTTACAAGTATGTGTTCACACCATCATCAGATAGTAAGAGGTGTAGCATACATTGGTATTATTGCCTCAGATAAACTAATTGGTTTGAGTAAGTACACTAGAATTGCACAATGGTGTGCGGCCAGAGGCACACTTCAAGAAGAACTTGCAAACGACATTGCTAGAGAAATACAAAAGGCAACAGGCGCCAAACACCTAGGAGTTTATGTACAAGCAACACACGGTTGTGTAGAAAATAGAGGTGTTAGGGCACATAGTAGTCTTACACAAACAACTGTATTAAAAGGTCAGTTTTTTGATGATTATGGTACTAAGAAAGAGTTTTTTGATAATATTAAATTACAGCAACAATATGCATGTGACAAATAATGAGTAGTATTGTAAACATAAATGGTCATTTAGTAATAGGTAAATTACAAGTACCTGTAAGAAATATTACTGACTATATTTTAAACAGATATTCTTTAGAGGAAATCCGTAAAAGATTTCCTGTAACAACAGATGAAATTTTTGAGTGTTTAGATGCTATTGCTGACCATGATACTATTCAAGTAAATGATAGATTAGTTGTAGTTAATCAGTCAACAGACAAAGACAACATTTTACTTGTTACAACCAATATTTCAGATATTATTTTTTTAAAAATATTACAATTTGGGTATTTAAAAACTCCAAATGAAAATGATTTAAATAAATTATTTGATATAGGATTTAGAGAATTAGCAATAGAATCTTTTGAAGATAAGATTGCAGGAACAGGTGTAGTAGAACAAAGTAGTGAAATACATAGTATTGTTAGTAGTGCTATAGAAAATGCTATACCTGAAATAACAACAGAAGAAATTTTAAGATATTTAAAAGATGAAACTTAGATATAGCGAAGCATTTTACTCAGTACAAGGAGAAGGCAGATTTGTTGGTGTGCCTAGTGTATTCCTTAGGGTATTTGGTTGCAATTTTGAATGTGCTGGGTTTGGCCAATCACGTGGTGATTTAATTGCTAGTGATAAAATGCCTTACATGATAGACCCTAAAGCGGATAAAGATCATCCTGAAGCATACAAAGACATAAGTGAACTTCCAGTAACACCCGTAGGGTGCGATTCAAGTGCCAGTTGGGCAATGAAGTATAAACATCTACAGTTGACTCGATCTGTAGACGAGGTTTTTGATCACATTACCTCTTTACTCCCAAATGGTACTTTCACTGGCCAACACGGTGAAGACATACACTTGGTGATCACAGGTGGTGAACCGCTACTAGGGTGGCAACGTGTTTGGCCAGAGCTTTTAGAAAGATGTAAAAACGTTGGACTAAAGAATGTAACATTTGAAACAAATGGTACACAATCAGTTAAAAGCGAATTAATAAATTACTTTAATCTAGTTGGTCAAGACTTGCATGTTACTTGGAGTACAAGTCCTAAATTAAGTATAAGTGGAGAAAGTACTGATGATGCACTTATACCTGATGCTTTAAGATCAATGAACGAAGTTGAGAACAGTTATTTGTATAACAAATTTGTTGTAAGAGACAATTTGTGTATAGATGAAGTAGATATGTTTGTCGATAGTTATAAAGAATCTGGCGTAAAATTAGATTCTATCTATCTTATGCCTGAGGGTGCTACACTCGAGCAACAAACTCTTACAGAAAAAGGTGTAGCAGAAATCTGTATGAATACAGGATACAAATTTAGTCCCAGATTACATATTAATTTATTTGGTAATGCCTGGGGTACTTAGGAGTTATTATGAGTAGAGTTAAAAAATTAACATTAGCAGTTGTAGGAATATTTTTTATACTTGCATTTTTATTTTCGCAAAAAGCAAATGCTGATGATAATAAAATTATAGGTTATACTGAACACGGTATTGCTGTTACTAAAAATGACATAGAGATTAAAAGTGTTAGAGTCGATACAATTAGAAGTTGGAAATGGATAGAAGAAACAGATACATTAAGACTTACACTTAACAGGAAAAAGCAAGTAGATGTCACATTTTTTAATAGATGTTTTGATATGCCTTATGCTACAGGATTACAATTTAAACCGTGGGGCGGATTTAACAGTATTGGAAAGGGAGATAGTATTATGCCTATAAGTTGGTCAAATAGAACAGCACTATGGCCGTGTACTATAAAAAGAATAACAGAAGTAATTGAAAAAGAAAATGACTGAAAAAACATATATTTTAAAACCTAAAAACAAAAAAAGTTTAGTGGAAAGAGTTATCTACGAAAAAGACGGAACTGTATTTTCTTACACTGAAGGCTATACCGGTGGCGAGTGGTCTTTTGTTGGTACTGAAGAACAAATGAAAATGGTACTTCCACCATTAGATGATGACTCTGTAGATATGAATATGCACCCTGATTGGGAATTTGTAGAGTCTGGACAAGGACACACAAACAATTGGGAATTTCTAGGACCTGCTGATGCTGAACTTGTAGAAGAAGCAGAGAACATCATGGAAGAAGATGGTCATTGGGCATTAGAAGAAGCAGGTTGGTGTTATGAAGATACTGAATGGCTTGTTTATAATGGACTTGTATTAACTGAGGAGAAAAAAGATGGCGAAGAAAACTAAGTTACCATTTAGTATGATGCCTGCTAGTTGGGGTCTTAAAGGTAAGACTCGTGCAATAGCAGAAGCAGAATATTACTATGATGGTGAAGAATTAGAAGAAGTATTAGCAGAACTTGGAGCAAATAGTGACGAAGATAAATCACTTGCTAAACTTGATGTTCAACTAAAAAATGGCAAAATTGGTCAGTATGAATATGATAAACAAGTTGCTGAAATTAAAAAAGAGCCTTATGTAAATGTTTTAAAATTAGATGTAAATCCAGAGAATGCTCAAGCAGGCTATATGGAGTTAGACTGGAACGATCACTTTGTTAAATTTTTACACGATAATGGATATACTGGTGACAGTGACGAAGCAGTGGTCAACAAATGGTTTAATGATGTTTGTAGAACAGTATTAGTACAGGAAATGGCTGATCAAGACTATGGACTACAAGAAGAAGGTATGGAAGGACAAGATGTCATCATCAAACAATCTAGAACTGACAGCGAAAACTAAACTTGCAGAACTATCTGCTAAGTTAGACTTTGTTATTAAAGAGGTCATGGAAGATATGTCGCCTCAAGAAGTTACTTATGTTTTAGAGAATTATTCAAAATATCTTACATATGATATTAAAAGAAATTTTGAAGAAAAACGTGAAAAAGACTTGAAAGAATCACCTTTTGATGCTATAATAAATGATAACTTGGGAATAAATGATGAGTAAGAAAACATACATTTTAGTAGACAGCCTTAATATGTTTATGAGAGCAAAACATGTGGGCGGTGGTAAAGATATTGATATGCGAGTTGGAATGGCTATGCATATTATGTTTAACAGTATTAAAAAAGTATGGCGTGACTTTAATGGCTCACATGTAGTAATGTGTTTAGAAGGCAGAAGTTGGCGTAAAGACTTTTATACTCCGTATAAAGCAAACAGAAAAGTTACAATGGATCAAAGAACTCCTAAACAAATGGAAGACGATGAATTGTTTTTTGAAGCATATGATGACATGATTACATTCTTTACTGGTAAAACTAATTGTAGTGTAATACAGCAAAAGAATGCAGAAGCAGATGATTTAATTGCTACATGGATACAAGAACATCCTGAAGATGATCATGTTATTGTAAGCACAGACAGTGACTTCTATCAGTTAATTGCAGAGAATGTTATACAATATAACGGAACTACAGATCAAATAGTTAGTTTAGAAGGATTTAAGAATGCTAAGACAGGAGAATCAGTTATAGATAAAAAGACTGGAGAACCTAAAGTTCCTGTAAATCCTGAATATGTATTATTTGAAAAATGTGTAAGAGGAGACAGTTCAGACAATATTTTTAGTGCCTATCCTGGTGCTAGAACTAAAGGTACTAGAAATAAAACAGGAATATTAGAAGCCTATAATGATAGAAAAACAGGCGGATTTAATTACAATAATTTTATGCTACAACGTTGGGTAGACCATGAAGAAGTAGAACATAGAGTAAAAGACGATTACGAAAGAAATAGAATATTAATTGACTTGACAGCACAGCCAGATGAAGTAAAAGCAGAATCTAGGCAAATTGTTAGAGAGGCAATAAATAAAGAGCCATCCACACAGGTTGGTATTCATTTTATGAAATTCTGTGCCAAATGGAATTTACAAAGAATGAGTGAAGACGCGACTGCTTATGCTGAGTTTTTAAATGGACAAGTTAGATAGAGCAGTTAAAAGGCTAACTGACGATTGGCCTGCTAATCCATTCTGGATTTATACAACTCCAGATGGTGGCAAAAATGTTTATAGAGCGATGCGAACAGATGTTTGTCCAGAAGGCTTTAGAGATTCAAATGGGCAACCTATAAAGCAATTACATTCTATAGACGGAAAAATAGTTGCTCGTGATGAGGACTACGGATTTAAGGAGAAAAAATGAGTACAAAAACACAAAAAAATAAAGCACAGTTACAGCAAATATCAGATGTTGCTTGGCTTGTTAGACAAGGCCCTAGAAAATTAGGCATTTTAAATAAAGATATTCAAGAGCATTATTTTTATATTACAGGCAAAGAGTTTGTAACTTTAGATAACCAAGATGAAGTTACAGATTATTTTGGTAATATAAACTTATTTGAAGAACAGATTGAAGTTCAAGAAAACTTCATTGAAGAGTTTTATATTAAAGGACATAAAGTAGATTATGCTAACCCTTTTCCTATAGATTTTGGACATCCTGATTATAATCCAGACGTTCCTTTATATAGTAAAACCTCTGATAGTGATATCTATTATGCGGCAGGTTGGTATTGTATCAAATTTGATAAAGGTTGGAAACATGCTAATAGTCCTAAATATTCTACACTTGTAAATTATGGATTCGAAGGCCCATTTAAGACAGAAATTGAATGTAGACAGTATCTTAAACTTTTAAATAAAAAATTAAGAAGTAGTGAGTGATTATAGTTTACCAGATGATTGTGGGTATAACAAAATATACCAATATCAATGGAAAACGACCCAACACGGACTGCCAATGAACTCAACACACGAAATATGTAAACATGCTGAAGGTAGATGGGGTTGGCATTTTTTACCACACAAAACTATGGATTATAGTAGAGAAGATTGGTATAAAGACCAAACCTTAGTTTTATCTTTTGAAGATAAGATGGACCTAATTATCTGTAAGTTGCTGGTAGACATAACATAAATAAAGGCATGAATAAAGGTACATTAAATTTTTGGAATACTAGGAAAAACTATGGAGTAGTTTCTGAAGGTAAAAATAATGTATACGTCAAAAGACATCATATTGTAAATCCTCCTGCTCCTGTAGAGTTATCTAACGGTATGGAAGTAGAATTTGATAGAGAAATTAACGGTATGGAAATTAACTCAACGTGTGATCTCACACCTAAAACTAAAAGCGAATAATGAAAGTAGAAATTTATAGCAAACCACAATGTCCTTTTTGTGTTCAGGCAAAAGCATTAGCAGAAAGGGAAGGATATGAGCTGACATATAAAATGTTAGATGAAGATTTTGATAGAGAAACACTAATGGAAACATTTCCAGGTGCTAGAACATTCCCTCAAATCATTGTAGACGGCGAGAAAATAGGCGGTTTTACAGAGTTTAAAGCACTAGTAGACGCCTCTAAAGAATAGTATTAAGTACTGTTTTAACTGCAAAATAAGATAAATAAGTGTATAGGAGACTATACACATGAGCAGACCAAAACCAAAAGTTTTATTAGAAGTTGTTAATAAAACAACTTACAAAGCAGAGCAGGTTCTAGAAGCAGAAGCAATCTATAGTGTTTTCTACAAGGACCAGCCTATTAATTTACGAACATTACACACCTTAGTTTCTTATCCAGGACCTAAATATAAAAAAGTATCCTTTAGTAATCCAGGCCATGCTTTTAACCTTGCTGAACGTTTAAATGGCATTTTTTCTTGTGAAGACTTCAAGGTTTGCAAAATGGTAAAAGGACCTGAAGTGTCTGAAAATGACCTCAAAAAGTGAAATACCATTACAATATAAAGTAATAGATACTATCTTTAAAATTATACAAGAAGGCTTGTTAAAAAATTCATCTAGAATACCTGGAATACCTAAGAACAGTAAACATTACGAAACATTTAAATCTTTACCTAAAGAAAAATTAGGTTATAAAATTTTTCAAAACTTTAGAATCAGTAAAGGAAAGCCAGAAGGATTAAGACTTACCCATTTAGGAAATGAATTATTAAAACGTAATTTTGAGTACTTTGAATTTAATCACAGCATATTTCCTACTCCCAGAATGTATTTGGTTTTAGATAATCAAATGCAATGGCCATACTATTTTACTAAGAAAAAGATGGTTCTCTACAATCGTGAAGATGCTAGTTGGTATAAAATCAACGGAAATGACATAGAATCGTTCATTGATATAATAGAGTAAAAAAAGTTAAAAATAATTTAAAAAAGGTGTTGACAATATCTCTTTTTGTGCTATAGTATATACATAATTTAAAGGTAAGGAGTAAATTATGGAAACACTTAAAGTAAGAGCATCGGAAGTAAAACCTGTAGTCCTAAGGGCTATGAAGGCTAACAGACCGATTTTTGTCTGGGGAGCACCAGGCATAGGTAAATCAGAACTTGTTGAACAAATTGTTAATAGTGGCGATCTTGGGACTGCTTCAATTATTGACATGCGTTTAGCACTTCTTGAACCAACAGACCTAAGAGGGTATCCTTTTAGGAATCCTGAAACAAACACTATGGAATGGTCACCGCCAACAGACTTGCCATCAAAAGAATTTGCTGAGCAGTTTGATACAGTGGTACTATTTTTAGATGAGTTAAACTCAGCACCTCCTAGTGTACAAGCGGCGGCTTATCAGTTAGTATTGAACAGAAAAGTTGGACAATACGAACTACCTGACAATGTAAGAATTGTTGCGGCAGGTAACCGTGAGACTGACAGAGGTGTTACATTTAGAATGCCGGCACCGTTGGCAAACAGATTCCGTCATATCAACATGGATGTCAATTTTGAAGATTGGCAACAATGGGCAGTGAATAACAATGTTCATCCTGATGTTGTAGGTTACTTAACTTACAGTAAAGGCGACTTGTTTGACTTTGACGCAAAAAGTTCCTCACAGGCATTTGCTACACCAAGAAGTTGGAATTTTGTAAGTGAAATGCTTAATGTTGATGGCTTTAATTCTGCTAGTTCATTTGAACAAAAAGCAGAAATATCAGGAGCCATAGGCGAGGGAATGGCTATTAAATTTGTAGAACACAGAAAGGTTGCTAAACATCTTCCTAACCCAAGTCAAGTTATAGACGGTTCCGTTAAAAAACTTGATGGTAAAGTTAGTTCAGAGATTAGTGCAAAGTATTCATTAGTTGTAGGCCTTGCTTACGAACTAAATGAGGAATATCAAAAGAAACCAAGTATTACCCCAGAGTTTAAAAAGGCTTTAAACAATGTTGTATCGTTTGCTTTTGATAATTTTGAGCCTGAAATGGTTGTGTTCTTGTTAAGAACAATTATGAAAGACTATCAGATTAAGTTCAATGTTAGAACTGATTTAGATACTAAACTTAGGGAGACCTTTAGTAAAAGGTATATCAAATATATAGTCTAATTATTAAAATCCTTGTGCGCCTACCTATGTTACTCCCTACCTAAGAGCACCTGGATTTTGAAGACCCCTTAATGGGGTCTTTTTTTGACTTAAAAATCTACATTTATAACTTGACATTATAGTAAAATTTGCTATAATATGTAGTATAAATGTTAGGAGTAACATATGATTGAGATACTACAGGAAATAACTGATTGGGGCAAATACCCAGTTGCAAATGGTGTTTATCATATTAATAGTGCAGGGCAACTTGTTCAACACAATGATAAAGTATTTAAAAATCCAATAAAACAATTTAGCAAGACAAGACGCAAGTTTAAAAAGATAGGCGAAAGACCAGAACAATTAGCCTCTGATATTATTCAGGTAAAAGGCAGTAATGGTAAAGTTTATATTATAGATGACGGCAAATGTAGTTGTCCAGGTTACACATTTAGGGGGAATTGTAAACATGTTAAAGAAAACACTTAGTATTGTTTTAGTATTATTTTTAGGTGCCTGTGCTAGTGGTGGAGGCTCCGCAGGAGTTACACCAACACCAACTCCACCTTCTAATAGTGGAGGAACAACGACAGAGACTGATAAACGTATTCCTTTTACTGATTGGAGTATTACAACAAGTTTAGATATAGAAGGCTATAGCGATGAAGTTAAAATAGTTCATACAATGACTTCATATACAACTACAGGTTTACCTGCCCCTACAGAAAAATTTAAGATAGCAGATTATGGTTTTTTACAATCTACAATATATGGAAACCATAATGGATGTGACGACTGTGGTGATGAAAGTAATGGTCCATGGTCATTTGTAAATGAAGGAATGGTTAGACAAGCAGATCTTAACGGAGATGGACATTGGGATTTTTATTTATGGAATTGGTACGGAGGAGATAACGAGTTTGTTCCTGAATCCACTCTTATGGCATGGATAAATGATGGATCAGGACATTTTGAGTTAAGCCAAGATTTATTTGAAGGTGGTGCACCTTGTCTAAATGGTGGTGGTATAAATTTACAATTTGTAACACAGGAAACACAAGGCGATCCTTATAGAAGTTGTGGTTGGAGTGGGCATTTTAGAAATCCAGCAGTAGCAGATTTTAATGGAGACGGCATTGATGATTTCTTTAGTGTTAGTAATCTAATATTAAGTAATAATGGAAAGTTAGTTGATGTTAGTCATAGTCATTTGCCCAATGAATTATTTTTTAATACAGATTACGGGCCTATATTTTCACATGATATTGCTATAGGCGATAGTGAAGGAGATGGTGACATAGATATATTTTTACCTATCCACGATAATACTTGGGATAATAAAATATTACCTTGGGCTATGCTTATAAATGACGGCAATGGAAATTTTTCAGTTAATAATAATTTTCCTAAAATACCTGAGCCATGGCAAGTTAATCAAGACCCTAGTAAAGGCATGTTATGGGCTACAACGGCTTCAGTTGGTGATTTTGATAATGATGGTTTTGGTGATGTAGCAGTTGGATGGTTCAATCCTGTATTATCCAGAGAATATGGATTTGGAGAAACATACGAAAATAGCACTGGTGCTGTATTCTTTAATGACGGCACAAATGATTGGCGCAATAGACCTTGGTTAGAATTACCTGACAATTACTATGGAGAAAATGGTAATGCTAACAGCATGGCTGTAATAGATTTTAATGGTGACGGTTATTTAGATATTGTAGTTGCTTCTACAAAAAAAGACCCATATTATCAAGGTAGAATGATTCAGTTTTTTAAAAATAATGGCGGTAATAGTTTTACTGATGTCACATCACAATATGGAAACACTACATACGCAAATGGAGGCATAAACAATCCTCAATTATGGAACGGTGAAGGATATCTTATGATAGTTGATTTTGATAATGACGGTGATTTAGATATTGTTGATAGCAATAGTGAAACTTATGTGCTATTAAATGATGGCGATACATTTACATTATACAACGATTTTCCAAGGTTTGCAGATGGTAGGTCTTATCATGCTGTAGAAATAGATGGGAAACATTGGTATGACTTTATAGGTTCTAGGAATACTGATTCATCTAATCAGTCTACAAATACATTTTTCCAAGTGTTAGATCCACCTTTTGCTGAAATGCAACACGATATTACTACAAAACCTTATGGTTATGTGGATGGTGTGTTTAACAACTTTAAACTCACAAGAGATTTACGCAAACAAACTTTGGGTACTAAAGTATTTTACAGTAATATAGACAATAATACATTAAAAGGATACAGTTGGAGCGGCAATGATTACGGAATAACGGTAGGAGAGCTGTCTGGCAATGCTCAGGGCGGTTTATTTGCTATAGATACTAATATAGATAATATGCACATAGGTGTATTTTATACAGATGTTACAAATAAAGGACATAATAGAACTAAATGGTATGGCACTGGTGTTGCTGATGTTGAGTATAAGTCTTTAAACACATTTACAGAGTTCATGATGCCTTTAAAAGACAACTATTTTTACAGAGCTGGTGCTGGTTTTAGTTACACCTGGATTGAAAGTTTTAAAGAACAAAATAGCAATTATAATGTAAAAGTCAATGAATTTAGTATGCAAGGTTTAAATGTTTTTGCAGATATAAATGCCTTATATAATACCAAATTAGGACAAACTTTCTTAACTGCGGGTATCGATTATTATACTACTATGGGGAATACTAAAATAAATTTTGCTGATGTTTTAAAATATTCTTATAACAATGAAATTGTTATTGGGAGAGCTAGTTTTACTCATGTATTTGGGGATTTTTATTTAAATGCTTCTGTAGATACAGAAAATAACGAAACTTATGAATTAGGTTTTAGATTTGCTTTTTAAATATCTTTTTTGTACATACTTATATGCAACATCTACACTATCTTTATTTACATCTAAATGATAGAATGGTATCTTATAATCTCTAAACATTTTATATATAGACTCGTCTATTTTTAGTGCATTTTCATAATCTAAAGATCTTTGATTTCTTGTATATCCTTGATTTTCTCTTTTACACATAAAATTAATATTATAATATCCGTTGTAACACTCGTGTGACAGTTTATCTATAAGATCACTATAGTGAGGTTCTCCGTATGCTGTTCTATATATTGAACTAAGTAATATAGGAGAGTCTGTAACACAAAAATCAACCTTACCTTTTAATCTTTTTACTCTACGATTTTGTTTCGCCATTACATAAAGTTGGTCTTCTAATATTTCCATTCTATTTTCCCAAACACACATCTTTGCGTATTCGTTTACATGTTCAATACTATAGCCTTCTATTTTCATTTTATGAAATAAACCAGCCGCCTGTGTAGACTTACCCGAATTAGGGCCTCCAAAAAAATTAATTACTATCATTTATATCCTATTTGCATAAATCTTGTATAAGCAGGAGTTTCCATTGCTCCTATATAATGTAATTTAGATAGGGGATATTTTTCTTGCATATCTTTTGCAGTATAACATGGGTTTATATGTCCGTCAAACTCTTCTGAATTATTTGTTTGCATAATAATTAGTTGATCACTATCTACAGTATCAAACCAACCTGTACTCATATGCTCACAACTGGTGTTAATTATCCAATCTGGTTTTACATTAATTAATTCACCACTTGTTTCAAACTCCATAGCACTACAATCTAACATATCTACATCTGCTACTACGCCTTTATACTTCCAACTGTCCTGTACAAAAGGTTGATTAAGTTTTTCTGATTTTTCTATTGCTTCTGCATCTGCGTCTATGCCATATATACGTTCTATAGGAATGCTTTTATGTAAAGGCTCTATCAAAGCACCAATCCAACTACCTAATATTGCTATTGTAGGTTTGGGTACTTTAGGATAAGTATGATTTAATTCCTTGAGTAGCCAACTCTTACTGGCTAACTGTCCTTTACTGAAAGCATGTTGTGGATAATAATTGCCATGTTGAACTATATGTTCGAAATAACTAGGTGTAGGTTGCCAAAAGCCATTGTCTATATATTCTGTAACTTTTTGCCAATTTACTAAATTGATTTCTTCCATAATTTCTCTAGCCAGTCAAAGTCATTTATATTATTTAATTGTTCAGCATTATTTTTATTTTCTAATGCGAACTGTTTTCCCTCTAGTGCTCCTTTTACTGCTTCTGCACTAAACTCCTCATCGCCCCTAGTGTTGATCCAAGTGTCTAATCTTTGTCTACTTTCCTCATCATCATTAATTGTAAGTTTAACACATTCTCTAAAAGCACTTCTCCATGTGCTAAATGCGTCTGTGTTAAACTTGGTTATACAACTAATCTGAGGCATGGATTTAAATCTACTACTTAAACCAGTTGTAAAATCCATCCCCCAAGAATTTGCATTTAAAACTAATTCTGTAGGAAATAATTTTACTCCTCCATAACCATATTCTAATCCATTTACTGGATTTTTACTCCCCCAAACATGAACAACTTCTTCATCATAAACATCTGGTATATAACTGAAGTCAAAATCTTTCATTAATTTAGCATCAGCATCTATAACCCAAAACATTTTACTTTGTACTCTTGTAGCCGCAGTTTGATGTGCATTAAATATTCCTTTTATGTCTCTTATCCATATAAGTTTAAGTGTAGCATTTGTGCTTCTGATATGATCCTGTAAATTACTAAAATTCTTATCAGCATCAGGTTCATGATAACTTAAATACACAATATCGAAAGGCTTACTAACACTACCTACTTCTCTAACATATTGCAAATTTCTAAATCTATTTAATCTAAGCTCGTCTGATTTAATCTTGTCAAATTTCATACTTGTTGGCCATAGTCTTACACCGCCATAACCATGAACATTCATATTTAGTGGGTTTTGTTTTTGCCAACAATGTATTTTATCTACATCGGTTATCACAGGCATAAAACCACTGTCTAATAAACTTTTATTTTCTGTTACATCTGGGTCTACAGTCCATACAAAAGGTTCTTTTACTTTTTTAATTTTTTCTTTGAACTCTTTTATATCTAAAGTGTCTAATTTTATTACTGGCCATTTAGGTTTTACACTTGCAACAACATTTATTTCTTTTAAGTTTTTAAAACTGTTATTTGCTATCTCTTTATCTGAATATTGGTTATCCAAAAATGTATTTTTAGGCACTAGTCTTACATTTCTAAACTCATTTTTACTGTTACTGAATACATGTACATTATTTTTATCCCACTGAGTAGGGTAAAAACTAAAGTCAAAGTCCTGGTCTAATTGTGTAAATGCATCTACTACCCAGTACATATCAAGCTCAGACATGCCCGATAGACGCTCGTATGTGCTCTGTAAGCCGTTTTTATAGTCTTCTGGTGTAAGATTATATATAGGATATTGCTTTTGCGTACAGGCTGGTTCTCGCATGTATTTAGGTCTACCTTTTGTTTGTGCCTTTTTAGGACATAGCATTACACCTCCATAATCGTACTGTCTGCCTGTAATAGGATTTAGTTTTTGCCATACATGTGTCTTATTTTCGTCCCAGGTGTCTGGAATAAAGTCAAAGTTAAAGTCATCATGTACATCTACATCTGGGTCTATTACCCAAAACCATTCGTGTTTAGTATTTTTTCTACCTTCTTGTTCATTATCAAATTTTTCAAACTCTATAATTTCTACATCTGTTAGTAAGCCTTGGTATTTTGTGTCTTGTGTATTAAAATCCTTTGGTACAAGTTTTATTCCGCCACACCTGTTATCACTTACATTTGTTATACTACGTGGGTATTTGTGCTCTAATTGGCCTGGTAGTTTAAATATATTAATATATCCTTGTTCACTGTAAGGAGGTACCCATTTAATAACCTCAGATAAAACATGTTCAGAATCTACTAACCAGAATGCATCTGTTCTACTTTTTCTACTAAAAGTATTATAGTCATTTATATTATCTGTAAAGAATATATCATATCTTACAGGTACTATTTCAGTATGTAATTTTTGTTTTGTGAAATCAAATTCTTTATGTACTAGATATATACCTGCAACTCTATCGTCCCAAAGTTCTATTACCTCAGGTAAATATCTATGCTCTAATCCCCATTTAAATACATGTATATATTCTTTTTCATGCTTTCCAGGCACATATAAAAGTTTACCATTAAAGTCGTAATCTCTATCTATTACCCAAAACCAATCTG